CAAAAAGTACAAGGGTCTTGAAGGCTCGTACGAGACGCTGGAATTTATGGGTGATTCCGTTCTTGGATTTATCATTACGCGGTTTTTGTTTGAAAAGTTTCCAGAGGAGCAGGAGGGGTTTTTGACCAAGGCGCGTACGAAACTCGTGAGAGGTAAAACGCTATGTGAAATTTCAAAACGACTCGGACTCGACAAGTGGATTCTGATGGATGACAAGGGAATGCGTAACGGCTGGAACACAAACGAAAATATCCTCGAGGATGTTTTCGAGGCGCTCGTCGGTGCCATCTACCTCGACATTGGGATGATTCATGCCAAGTCGTTTGTGTTTGCGGCGTTTGAACACGTCGACATGAATCTCACGGATGACAACTACAAGGACCAGTTGATGCGGTGGTGTCAAGCGAACAAGGTGCCGCTGCCAGATTACCAGGTTCGCGGTCAATACAACGGCACGTTTCATATCGAGGTTGTCGTCGATGGCATTCCGTATGGATCTGGATTTGCAACGACAAAAAAGCAGGCGGAACAATTTGCAGCACAGATTGCACTTAAGACGACGGAACGATTTAAAAAGTAGGATGCACCCACGTGTACAAGAATTATTGGCACAGTCATACGCCGACCAACGCAGTCAGGAGTGGCTCGATCTCCGTGGGAATCTGCTGACGGCGAGCGATTTGGCAACAGCCATCGGGCTCAATCCGTACGAAAAACCTGAAGGGCTCTTGGCGAAAAAGTGCGGTGCGGCGCGCCCGTGGGCTGGTAACGAAGCGACGGCACACGGAACACGTCTCGAACCCATGGTCCGCGACTTGTATGACATGCGTCACGGTCAAATTTCACACGAAATTGGTCTCGTACAACATCCGGTACACAAATTCCTCGGCGGAAGTCCCGACGGTATCACAGAATCGGGTCGACTCCTCGAAATCAAGTGCCCTCTGAGTCGAAAGATTAAACCCGAGGTTCCTGGGTACTACCTTCCCCAGATTCAACTCCTCCTGGAAATTATGGACCTTGAGGTGTGTGATTTCCTTCAGTACAAACAGGGTCCACCAGAGGAGTTTGTCGTCGTCGAAGTTCCGCGCGACCGTGAGTGGTTTGCACATTATCTCCCAGTCATGAAGGCATTTTGGGACAGTGTGCTCGCCATGCGTAAGAAGGGTATCTGCGACGTCGAGATTGACGAACTTCCAATCGAGGCGGAGGTGGAGCCTGTTGAGGTGTGTGAGGTCACAATTGACTGAAGCATGCACGAATGCATTCAGCGTAAGCATCCTTGATACTTTTAACACCCTGGTATCCGTGAAGGGTTGCAAGCAGCCCATCACGAATGTCAAGAGCCTGTTGTTTCTCTTTATTTGCAAGGATGATAATCATACCCTGCATTTCTGGACTCAGGGCATCCCAAGCCTTTTCAGCTTCGAGCCACACAGTCCCAGGGTCATCTTTTGGTGATTTTCTATCCTGGATCCAGTGGATCATGTAATAGTATGCCGCCCTGCTGAGCGAATCGCGCTCAAAGACGTACTCGACTTCACCATCACGAAGAATTGTGAGTTCGCCATCGATTATGCTGAACTCGCTCAGATGCGAAGCGTGCGGAGAAGACTTTCCGTCTTCGACGGAAAGGCGGTTCATCGTATAAAAAAACCTGACATTTTTAAAATAAGAATGAAACACCTCATCGGACGTGTCTCGGGTGTTCACTTCAAGTTCATCGATGAGATTGAGCCTCTGATGGAGGCAATTGCAGACAAGTGCGGGCTGACTGTTGTGAGCAGGGCGTTTCACCAATTTGAGCCGTTCGGTGTCACCGGTGTCCTCGTACTTTCCGAGTCTCATTTTTCGGTACACACGTACCCTGAGAACAACACCGTGTACCTCGACATTTTCTGTTGCGCCGACCACTTTGACCCTGAAAAGGCGGGTCACATTATTCTGACGACGCTCAACGGAACGAGTGCAGAGTGGCAGGTGGTGAACAGAGCCTAAAAGTCCGAAGCGTATGCAAATAAATGGCGCATCGTCTGTACCAGCTTCTGCTCGAAAACCCCCGCGTCCCCATCGTCGTTGCAACCGGTCCAGCCGGTACCGGAAAGACGATGATGGCGTGTCAAGCAGCGTCTCGCCATGCCAAAAACATCATTCTGACACGTCCCGCCATTTCGGTCGACGAGCAGCACGGTTTCCTGCCAGGTACGTTGGACAAGAAGATGGATCCGTGGGTACGCCCGATGAAGGATTCTCTGTTTCCGAAAACGAAATTCGAGACGTGTCCTCTGGCGTACATGCGCGGTCGGACGTTTGACAACTCGTGGATCATCGCCGACGAGATGCAGAATTCGACGCCAAACCAGATGCGTATGGTCATGACCCGTCTCGGGAAGGATTCCAAACTCATCATCACGGGTGACACGGGTCAGTATGATCGTGGGTTTGAAAACAACGGACTTGCTGATTTACTGGAGAGGCTCAAGGATTACCCCATTATCGGACTCGAGCAAGTTGAATTCTCCGAGTGTGACATTAAACGTCACGAGATTATCAAGGAGATTTTGCGTTTGTACGCTTTTTAGGAAACGGAACGAACCCATAGATATTTTCAATCTTGAACCGGCCTCTCTTGTATGGCTGAGTCACAAAGTAAATTCCCGGCGTTGTATTTTTCCATAGACTCACCTTTGGTGTATTCTTCTTTTTTGATGGTGAAGCATTCTTCACGGTGAAGCGTCCTCGGACTGCAGTCCCTTTTGTGCGGATGTTACGCTCGAGTCTCGTCACACTCTTTATCTGCTGACGCAGTTTGTTCCAGCGCTTCAGTGCGTTTTCACGCGACTCGTTGATGGTCTCAAGTCCTGACGCGCGTCGCGTAGCGCTCGGGCGGTACTGGTGTGGCCACTGACCCTTGATGGTGTGACCCATATGATTAATTGAAATATTTTAATACGCCTTTCCGCCGTAGCGATGACCTTTATTCCTCATCATTCAAAAGTGACCAAAGAATGTCACCACCGCTTTTCTTGTGTTCTCTGGGATCCGAAAGGAACATCTTCCCTTCTGGACCACACCGAGACGTGTCGAGCCGGACAGTGTCTGCGAATTCATACACCATCTTCCCACGTCCTCGGTACGCAACGTACCTGGTACACATCCCTGTTCGCACGTAAGGACCTGGTTTATAGTAGACGCACTTTTCACAGTTTGGAACGGGCTTCATGATATAAATTGAGAATTTCCGTTCGGAGATTTCCATACACGATGATGACATACACCTCCATGACATTATCGACAACCCGCTGAATGTGGTCATCTGGATCAACGGGCCACGGGACGTTCATTCCGACCCACGTACACTGTTGCAAAAGAACGAGAGAGTCATCAAGTAGGCGTTCGATCGAAGGATACGTTTTGTACATGATATCAAAAGCCTCTTCAAGAACTTGATTCACTTCACGGGCGTTCCTGTATCGAAACTTGTTGTTTTGTTCCCAGTACACGCGATCCGTATTCTCAATGAGGTACAATTCCAACCCATTGCGAATACGGTGTTCAAAAACGTCGAGTGTCTCTTCTTCCATATTGTCTTGGAAGACCAAAGCACTGCGGTTTTAAGTCGCACCTGTCCGCGGCGAAGGAGGTGTGCTTCGCACCCCTCCGCCTATTAAAGTTTACCCTGCTCTTTATCAGTATGGGTCACTACGAAACACTCGGTGTCGAGCAGGGCGCCTCTGCGGATGATATTAAAAAGGCGTACAAGAAACTCGCATTGAAACATCACCCGGACAGAGGAGGTGATGCTGAAAAGTTCAAGGAGATTGGTCAGGCGTACGAAGTTCTGAACGACCCGGATCGACGTGCACGTTACGACCAGTTTGGAACCGATGACCCTCAGCAGCAGCAAATGCCACAGGGTCCCGACATTTCTGAGATTTTCCAACACATGTTTGGTGGGATGAATGCTCCGCCGCAACACAGCCGTGAGAGACACCACACAATCGATCTGACGCTCGAGCAGGTGTACACAGGTGCAGACAAGACTATCAAAGTGCCTGTAACGAAACACTGTCAGTCGTGTGCCATGACATGTCCGACGTGTCAAGGGAAGGGAATGTTAATGCAAGGGATGATGGGTATGATGGGTCAGATGTTCGCTCGACCGTGCGACCAATGCAAGACGTGCGGTATCATACGAAAGGGGTGTCCGGGATGCAACAACAAAAAGTCGCATGTAGAGACAGTCATGATCAATTTACACATCGAAAAGGGGATACATTCAGGGACGCAACATAGACTCCAGGGACTCGGGGAACAACCGCGATCGAGTCGTGAAAAACCAGGTGATCTCATCATTACATTCAATGTAAAACCCCATCCCAAATTTGAACGCCGTGGAGAAGACTTGCGGTACGTCATGACCGTCTTGTTCCAGGAATCAGTCGAAGGGCTCGACGTGACTGTACCTCACTTTGGTGGACCTATTCAGTTCAACACACTCAAGGAATTTGGTATTCTGGATCCTCGGAAGGACTACGTCATACCCGGCAAGGGACTCAATGACAAGTCGAACCTTCTCATCAACTTTGATGTACAATATCCTAAACGGGCCTGACCAGTGGCTTTGGTCTCGGGTTCCCGTGTCGGCACATAGGACACGTCACAGCCTGAAAAGATGCCGAACGACTCTGTTTCCACGCTTCAAAGCACGCAATGTGAAAGTAATGTCCACATGCCGTTTTTGTCGTCGTTTCCCGTGTGAGGTCGCAATAGCACACAGCACACTCCGTCGGCACTTCAGGTGCCGGTGGAAGCAAGTTGGCGCGTTTTGCATGTCTCCAACACATCGGATACTGTTTGTACTTGGAGCACTTGCATTGCGTCCCACCCTTGACCATTTCTGGGCACCTTTCGTTCACCCCTGGGAGTCCCCGTGGGGTCCGTGGGTTCGGATTCGCTACGTGAATCCGGCACGTCGTACACCCAACCGCGCACTTGTTTTTACACGGTGTACCGGCACGTGTCATCGCGGGGCACTGTACTCGTACGGGTGGAGGTGGACGGGGTGGACGAGGTGGACGCGTATATGTTCGGTGTGGTATGAATCCATGAATACGAAGAAGAGATACTATTGTCGGAGGGAGATATAAATTGTGACGGTCAACTTCTGTCACTATGTTAATCAGACGTTCGATGATT